GCAAACAACAATTAAAATCCCAATGCTTTTTTCAAAAAAATCATTCATTTTTCCCTCCATCAAACAGCCCGCCAGCCTTGCCGTTGATCGCTGCGGCAATGCGTCCGATCAGGCTTTCAAGGTCCATGTTCTCGTCCGAGTTCTCCGGCGCGATTGTGTCAATTACGTCAGCGCAATCCCGCAGAAGATCGCGCAGGACGGAGTTGTCGCCGTTTATGCGGGCAATTTCTGCGCGCATCGTGTCAGCTTCCGCCATCGCGCAGCCAAGGCAGTGCGTGTCGATGACTGGTCCGCAGCAGTCCGGTCGATGGGAGAATTTTCCAGGAACGAATTGCTATTGCAGGCGCTCAATCTCGGCGTACTGCGCACGGATGACGCTCGCCGCGTCGTCAAGTGTCGGGCCGCCGGTAAAGCGGTTCAAATCGTCGGCAATTTGAAGCGCGGTGCGTTTGGTCATTTTTTCATCTCATCCGATATGCCCAGCAGCTTGTCCATCTCTGCATGCCATTCCGGCGCCGCTCTGCGCGATGCCGCCGCGTAAATCTGGCCATCGCTTGGGACTCCTGCTGAGCTTTTTAGCGCAGCAGTGATGCGTTCTTCGAGGATCTTTGAGGCAATCCAATCGCCCCCGTGTTGGCCGAACGCCCGCATTACATCCATAGCATCCCGCAACAGGTCGCGCAGGACGGCGTTCTCGCCGGTAATCCTTTGCGCATCATGGCCCATAGCGGCTATTTGAAGCTCGCCGGGAAGGTCGTCGACGGCCTGGTCTGCGCGACCCTTGTCGTATGCCTCACTGCAGTCCTGGATCGCCTCTTTAAGCGCGCTTTGAGCCGCTTCGAGCGCGACGGACAGGCGGGCTATTTCTGCGTCATACTTGATCGCCAGTGCTGCGGCCTCCTGCTTGGCGTCAGATAATCCAAGGTAGTACTTGTCGTTGTTTTCTTCCGTGTCTCCACGAATATCAATGATTTCGTCGTGCAAGCTCATCTCGTCATCTCATCCGATGCAGCGTCACCGACCCGCCAGCCACCTGCTGCGTGATCTTCTGCCCGTTCAACGTCTGCGTCGTGCCTTTGTCGCCATCGACCAGCGCCACAAACCCGCTACTGACCGTTTGCCCGCTGGCTTTCATAAACTCGACCTCGACTTTTGCGCAGTTGATGATGCTCTGCGCGGTGTGGTTGATTGCCGCGGCCTGGTCAATCGCAATCGTTTTGTTTTTCAAGCCTTCCAGCGTTTCAAAAAGCAGACCCCTCAAGGCGACGTTATCCATGATTTTTGCTCCGGTTAATTTGCTTCGTGATCTTGCCGCGCAGCATCGACAGCTGCGCGATTTCCATGCCGTGTCGATACACCGAGTTACGCCGCATCAGTTCGGCCCGGGTGACCAATTCCAGGTTGTCTAGCGCGATGTTGCGCTTGTTGCCGTCCCGAAACACCACCGCATGCCCTGCCGGCAATGGCCCGTTGATCGCCTCCCACGCCAGCAGATGCACCGCCCGCCACCGGCGTTGCAACGGCCATCCGTCGTGTATTTTCCGCTCCAGGTAGCCGTCTTTGCTGAGGCGTTCGGTGCCAATCGGCTGGTAGATCTCCAGGGCCTTGCCGCTGCGGTTTCCGGGTTTGAACTGTGTATCGATCGCTCGGCCGGTGCTGGGATGCTTCTGGCCTTTGTTCCATGGCGTTAGACCCGGTTTGAATCGTGTCGCCGCGCCGACGTTGTCGCCTTTCAGCAGTCGGCACGCGGCAGCCGATGCCATATAAGCCGCGCTTTTACGCAGGCCGATCCTTTGGACCTTGTGATACACCTGCTCCGGCGTCGCGCCAATCTGCGCCGCGATCTGGTCGGTCGGCGTGTCGGCGTAAATCCGATGCAGCAGGGCAACCGCTTCGTCTGTCCAGACATAACGGCTCATGCCTGCGCTCCCGCATCAGCCAAACCAAGCTCTTCGACCTTGATCGCCATCTCCTCGATCTGGCAATACTCGATGGTGATCCGCCGCGGCAGGCTGCAATAAATGGCGTAGCACGCATCGGTCACCTGTCTGGCCGCGTCAATCATCGCTTCGGTGAGCATCAGCCCGTTGGCGAGGTAGCGCTGCAGCTGGCGCAGCGGCGACAGGTCCATGCGGATAGACTCGCCGGTGCAGATGCGATCCCAGCACGAGATCCAGCCATCGAGCGCCGGCGCCACTTCCATCAGTTCCGAGTCCCAATCCGCCATGACCGGCTTTCCCTGCACCGCGTCAATTTCGCCGCTTTTGAGCGTGTCGAACAGTTTGTATACGGGTTCGAAGGTGCGCCAGGCGTGGAACGGATGCGGCCGCTTGTCGGTCGGCGCGATCAGGGTTTTCATTCGGTTGTGGCGCTTGCGGGGGCGTTGTGAGCGGGGCATAGCAATTCCTACGCCGACGCTGCGTGCCGAATACCCACCGTGGTATAGGTCTCCGCAATCGGTACCAGCTGATATACTTTCGCGACAGTGTGGCCAGATCGGGCATACGATATCGCCTTTCTGGTAGCCGCCTTGAAATCACTGCCGACAAGCTCCACGCCGCACAAACTGGTCACCGCGTAAATCGGAGCATCGCTTTCCGGCTGATCGGCGACTGGTTCAAAATCCGCGGCCTCGCTCTCGATCTCGATCGGTTCCGCCAGGATTTCCTCGGCAATCGGCGCCTCGTCGACAATCTCCCAAACCGGCCCCGGTGCGGCAACTCCCGAGGATTCCTCGTGTGTTGCTTCCGGGTCGTCAGGCGTATGCGCCTCGATTTTCTTGGCCGGCAGCTTTTCAGCAACCAGGTGCGTCGCCACCCATTCCCGCCCCTCGGACGTGATCTTGTAGGCCAGCGACCGCGTCACGTCGTCACGCTCGCTGGTAATCAAGCCCTCGGCGCGTGCCATCGTCGAGTTGTCCCGGACCTGCTTTTCCGTGAGGCTGGTGATCAGCGCGATTTCAGACACCGGCAGCATGCCCTCGCGAGCCAGCGTCAACAGGATTTTGGCTCGTGCGCCGTTTTTTGCCGTGTTCTCTTGTGCCATGATTTTTCCTTGTCAGTGTGATTTGCGCTTGCCGGCGCCAGCGGCTTTTTTGGCGCAGTCCGCGAGCGCTTGCAGCATTTCCTCGGCCACGCTGGTCCCGATGTCGTGGTCCATCTGGTGATACAGCGCGCCGAGAAATCCGGCCCAGGCCTGCTGGGCCACGCCACATCTCGATGCGCAGTCGCCGTAGTCGTGCTGGAGAATGCTGTTAAGCAACGGGAGAATGCCCTGCGCCAGCTGCTCCGCAGCGAGAAAGGGGTCGTCCGAATCGACGTTAGCGCGCAGCCTCATGCCAGCGCCAATACTTCCTGCGCGATCCGCTGCTCGGCTATCGCGCAGTATTCCGGGTTCACCTCCAGCCCGATGAACTGGCGGCCCAGCGTTTTGGCAGCTTTGGCTGTCGTGCCGCTGCCGCTGAACGGGTCGAGCACCAGGTCTCCCGGGTTGCTCCAGCTTGCAATGTGGTCGCGGGCTAGGTCAAGGTGAAACGGCGCCGGGTGTTCCGTGCCTTCGCCGTCGTGCGCAGGGAACTCCCACACGTTCTGCCTCACAGAGAACTCAGGCACGAACCGTTCGCCTCGCTCTGACCGTGTGCCAACGGCAGCTACCTTCTGGCTTTTGCCGCTTGCAGCCAGCAGTCCGGCCTTTGCGTTTGCCCGGTCAGCAAGTCGGTTCACGGTCTTGGGCGTGCCGTTACTCAGCACGAACATGTAATCCCATGCTTGCCAATAAGCAAGGTTGCTACCCTTCGCGCCAGTTCCCGCCTGCTTAAAAATCATCGTGTCGTGCAGGTTCAACCCTAACCGTTTGAAGTGCAGCGCCTGTTCCATGCTGCTGCCGGTTTCGCTGCCGTCCTTGGTGGCGTCGGCCACCACCCACACGATCACGCCGCCAGGCTTCAGCACGCGCTTCAGTTGCCACGCCACGCCGAAGAAGTCCCAGCTATGCCCGCCGTAGGTGCGCAGGTCGTCATAGGGCGGGCTCGTCACCACCAAGTCCACGCACTCGCGCGGCATCTGGCCCAGCAAGTCGCAGTTGTCGCCGCAGTGAATCCGGTTCAGTTCAAGCATCGTCTCGTTTCTCCACCAGCGCGCTAACACGCTGGTCAACCGGACCAGCCAGAGGCTGGCCGGTTACCAGCACGTTATGTGTCACCAGCCCGGCATCTCTCAGCGACTTTTCAAGCCTAACGTCTTCGTCGCTTACTCCCGCCCAAGCCGGTGCGCAAACAAGTTCTACCGCAGCCACAATCACCTGCTGCCACTTCTCGCGCTTGCGGCGTTCTTCGTGCCACTTATTAAAAAACTCTGTGTGTTCGCGCTCCAAAACCTCAAGCCGCAGGTGCTTCATTCGCCTGCCGCATTCAGGACACTCTGGCGGGTCTTCGTAAGTGGTTGCCAGTCCGCATTCGCAATCAAATTGCATGTCTCTCTCCGATCAATAGCGCCACATAACCCGTCGCTCAAGCGGGACCGTCCGCAAGCGGCCGGCCCCTTAGCTCTGTGTTAGGCCCCGCCCTCGCGCAGCCGCTTGAAGTGCTCGGCCACCTCGGCGCCAGTCAAGATCACGGCGCTCGGCGGCGCCAGCATGCGGCGCAGTTCCCGAATCTCGTCGCGCAACTCGTCAACGCGCATCGCCAGCACGCTTTCATGCTGCGTCATCATCTGTGGGCCACCGCCCATGATCGCGCCACCGCGTCTCTGTTCGGGCATCTGCGCCAGCAGTTCGGGCGGGATGCTGGCGCATTGCGCCGCGTTCATCTGTCCAGGGGTCGGCATTCCATTTTCCTTTCGCTTCGGCCACACGGGGCGCCTAACACGGCGCTCAACCGGAGCGGCAACGGCATGGGCGGCTACGTCCTACTTGGGTGCGCCGCCCGGTTAGCTAGGCGTAAAGCGCGCATGCGTTTCTTCGGCTTCCGCGCTCATCTCGACCGCCCAAAAATTCGCCGATGCGCCCACATCGAGGCCACGATCCCCACCGGGCCGCCGGAGAGATACGCCGCGATTTCGACCCCTCCCGCGTCCGGCGCCAGTTTGAACAGCGCCAGATTTGCCGCGCCAATGCCAAAGCTGGTCACAAACGCCGCCGCATAACGCCCGCTGTTCACGTTGAGGCTCTGCAGCCCCAGAAAAAACACAAGCAGCAGCGTCGACAGAAACAGCGCTCCCGCGGTCATGCTCATACCGCCATCCGCAGGCGCTGCGCCTCTTCGACCTCATCCAGCCGCACGCTGTACGCCTCGTCGACTTGCTCGAACAGCTGCTCGATCGTGCCGTCGTTCAGCAGATCCACATCAGCAACAATGCGATGCGCCTCTTGCTCGCTGGTGTGATCGCTGTGCGCCGTGGTAGCCGCTCCTGGCCGAATCACGCGCCAGATTTGCCCCCCGTGGCTGTGAATGAATCGCGCCTCGTCCATGAATCGGACGTCGGTGATGACCACCGGCCCGCCATGCGCCAGACGCGGACGTATGCGCTGATCCATCAGCCGGCACCAGATTTGACGATGCACCAGGTCCCGGCCCCACTGCGTGCCCAACGTCTGCAGCAGCTCGCGCGGCGACTTGCCAATCCAGGCAACGACGCGCTCTTTGCCTTCCGGCGTGAAATTCCATTCTCCCAGGCCAAACATCGCCTTGAGCCCTTCGCGCAGAGGATCGGAAAACGCCATCGGGAAAAACTGGTGCTGCCGGTGCAAATGCCCAGCCACCGTGTCTTTGCCGGCCAGCGCCATGCCGGTCAGCCCTATCAACATCCTTGTCATCATTACCCCCGTGCCATGAAAGCAGACCACCCCGGCAGCATCGCCGGCAGCACCGCCAGTTGCCGGCCGTTGGTGTAGAGCCGCAGTCCCGGCTTGAGCCAGGCGCGCGCCTGCTCAACCAGATCGGATACGGGGGCTTCCGGCTGCGCCGGGAGAAACACGGCGGCAACGCCGTTGCGGTCGGAGTTCATGCCAGGTCGTCCTCGTCAAACCACTGGCGCTTGATCGCCAATCCTTCGGGGATGTCAACCAGGACGCGAATCACGCCGGCGTGCAGGGAGTGGTGCATGATCACCTTGCCGGACTTGGCCAGGCGCGGGATTGTCACCAAGTCGCCGACGGCGTGCTTGGTCTTGACGTTTTCGGGTAGGGGAATTTCTATTTGCATGTCGGTTTCCTGTTCTGTCGGCGGCTCAGGCGCCGCGAGAGTCTGTGCGGCGGTTGTCCAGCCTGCGCTTGCTGCGCAACGTGGCCAGATGCTGTTGGGCGGTGTCGAGCATTTCCTCGGTGCGCTCCAGCTCGCCGCGCCAGTACGCAACGTCGGCGCACGCCGTTTCGAGCCGCGTGAGAATGAATTGCCGATCGGCCTCGATGTCCGCCAGCCGAATGCTGGCCGCCGGGATGCGCACGCCGAGCAGATGGCGGTAGACGCAACGGGCGATGTTGTCCATCGCAATGCCGAGATGTTGGAGAGGGTTGGTCACTTGTCCGCCATCAGGCGCCAGTGGTGCCGGCCATCATCACATCCGGCAAAGAAGGCATCGAACTCGGCGCTGCCTTCCTGATATGGGCAGTTCACTTTTTTCCCGCAGAAAAAATAGAGCAGCATCTGTGTCATGCCCGAGCGGTACTCCAGTGACCGCGCCGTGCGACCTGCCGGGAATGCGTCAGCCACGATGCGCTTGACGCGCTCGTAGGATTCCTCTTCGGAAAGATCGCTGTGCGTGGCGGTGGTGGGCGTGCTGTCGCTCATGCGGCGCACTCCCAGTTCGAAGCGGTGATGCAGGATTCCGCGCCACGTTTGATGTTGGATGCCATGACCAGGAGCGGTCCACCGGGATACGTGACGCCGGTCATGCTGCCGGCCGGCAGCAATTCGGGAGCGTCCATCGCGGCGAGCGATAGATCCCGGGAGATCGCGCAGGGAGCCACCGCCATGCGACCGCTCAAGCCAAACACACAGCGGCATTCCTGCGCCATGCCGATGGTGACGACGTTGAGGGGCTGCGGCTGCGGTATCGGCCTGGGCGGGACGTGGCCTGGGGGGTAGCTGGTCTGCATTGCGCGGGCTCCGTGTGGTTGACGATTCACAGAATACCCATACGTGGGTGCAATGTCAATCCATACGTGGGTAGCGTCACACAAAAAAATCCTGCACAATGGCAGGAAGCAGGGCGGTCAGTGGGATTGCCCGCGAGTGATCAGGAGATCAGGATGGAAGACGAAGGGTCAGCAGGCGCAACTGTCGAGAACACTCAAGAACCCATGGCGGGAGAAGCCGGGATTCCCGATTTGTCAGAAGGGGCCTGGGCAAAGAATTTCAACGGATGGGCGATGGAAGTATCTCCTGCCGGCATTGGGTTCATTCGGATCTGCAACGGCCGGCCGAACGAAGTCTATCGCCGAAGCTCAGCCGCGCCCATAGGGCGTCGGTTGCAGCGACTGGTTGGGCGGCTGGGGATCGAATCTACGACAGGATGAGCGCGATGAAGGCAAAACCGATGGTGCTGGTGCCGGGCCTGGGCTACGCAGAGTGCGAGCCACACGAGGCCACGCACCTGACGCTGCGCATACCTGGGCCGACTGGCCTGCTGACGCTGCCGGTGGTGCAGGGCAACACGACGCGGGCCGGCACTGGCGCGTGGACATGGAACGGCAGCACCGAGGCACCGACGCTGCGCCCGAGCGTGCTGACACAGTACGACGGCGCCGACAGGAAATGGCGCTGCCATTCGTGGATCAACGACGGCGCCGCACAGTTCCTGGCCGATTCCACGCATGACATGGCGAACGCCACGGTTCCGCTGCTGGACGTGTGCGAGCCGCCCAGCGCCGCGTTACACCAGCCGCTGCGGCAGTCTATGCTGCCGTAGTCAGTCAAGGTTTTGAACCACCACGCGCCCTGCGGGATCAAGATAAACCTGCTGGTTGAACTCCATCTCTGGATTGTGTCCCGTTTCAAAATCCACGTGCGGGTATTGCAAGCACCCATAAATGGGTTTAGACTTGGTGTCCATGGATACCTCTACCACAATCTACGAATTTGTCATGGCGCATCTGCGCGCCAAGGCCATCCCACAGAAGCAGATCGCACGGGATAGCGGCGTCCCGTTCAGCACCCTGAGCAAGATCGCGCAGGGCGCCGTGAAGGACCCTGGAGTTCATACCGTGCAGCGCTTGGCTGACTACTTCGCCAAGCAAAGCCAGACCAAGGCCTCAGCACCGTACCCCGTTGCCGTCGCTGACCCTGCGCAGCAATCCGCCGCATGACCAAAGCGCCCAGCCGCTCCGGGATGCAGGAATCGCCGCAGGCGCCTGTCGGCTGGAGCACTGCGATCTCACCGCGCTGGGCGCTCCCTGTTGTCTCCTCCGCCGTTCGTCAAATCCGGCGGACGTTGCGCCCTGCCTGCCGTGATGCGGGCAGGGCGTTTTTTCTGAATGTTGGGTTTCCATGCCGTGCACTGTGCCCTTTCGCACGGTTCGGGCTACAGGAAACTACCGGAAACAATCATGTCAGTAGTTGCCAGTAGCTCCCGGCAGATGACACTCGACTTCACGCCGGGTTTGACCGAGCGCCACGAATCGCTGCTGTCCTGCATCCGGGAGTGTGCGCATACGCAGCGCAGCCCGATGAAGGTGATTGCCGCGGACATGGATTTGTCACTCTCGGAGCTTTCCCGGAAGCTGGCCGGGAATCCTGACGACACCCGGCGGTTCAGCGTGGATGATCTCGAACGCTTCATCGCCGCGACCGGCGATGTCACGCCGATCTATTTCCTGATCGAGCGCTATCTGGAAGACGAGAACCTGCGCCATCGCCGCGCCTTTGCGGAGCTGGTCAAGCTGGCGCCGCAGCTCGCGGCGTTGATCAAGCAGGCCGGGGTGGGGGTTTGAATGCCGACAGCTCATGATGGCCAGCGCTGAGGATTTGCCCTGGAGTGATCTGGAGGCGTTTCGCGCGCAACAGCGCAGAGACAATCCGATACCAGGCAGGAATGCGGTGCCTGGCGAACTGGTCGACCGACCGCAATGGCTGGTCTGGCGGTATGAACCCGGCGAGACGCCGGAGAAGAAGCCGCGCAAGATGCCGTATTACCCTGATGGCGGGAAGCGATTTCGAGAGCAGGGGAGCGTTTCCGATCGTCGCCGGCTGACGGTCTTTGATGTGGCCGCCGCAAAGGCGGCTGCCGGGTTCGATGGTGTGGGGTTCGCCTTCCTGCCGGATGACGGGCTGATCGGCATCGATCTCGACGGGATGATTGACCCTGAAACGGGGGTGATCGCCGAGCGCTGTTCGTCGATCGTCGCGGCCTGCGCGAGCTATACCGAGTGGTCGCCATCGGGCAAGGGGGTGCATATCCTGTGCCGCGGGGAAGCTGTGACCACGAAAAGCAATCGCATCGGCGTTGAGGTGTTCGTCGGTCGGCAGTATTTCACCTTTACCGGCCGGAGATGGCCGGGGGCGCCGGCGACGGTGAATGTGCTGGACGCTGCGGTGGTGCGCCGGCTTGAGGCAACGGTGCGTTCGGCCAGGGCGCCAGCGGCGCCGGCTGCTGCTTTCGGTTCTGCTGAGCCGCCGCCTGCTGAGCCGCTTGGCGGCAAGGTGCGCAGCCTGGCCGAGACGGTGGCGCTGGCGGAAGAGGCGATTGCTGTTCTCGACCCCGATGATTACGCGCAGTGGATCGAAGTCGGCATGGCGTGCAAGGCGGGACTGGGGACCGCGGGCTATTACGTGTGGGATGCGTGGTCGGCGCGTTCGCCGAAGTATGCGGGCGCTGAGGATACGCAGAAACGGTTTCGGGGATTCAACCCGGAGCGCATTTCGCTGGGCACGTTGTTCGGCCTGGCGGAACAGGCGGGCTGGGTGTCGCCGTGGGAAAAGGCGCGCCGTCGGCGCCCCCGGTCGACTACCAGGCGCCGGGGGGAAGATGCTGGCGGGGACGCTGCCGTTGCTCCCGATCCTGCGCCGTCAGCGCGCGCCAATGCTCCCGCGGGGGACGAGGAGCCCCCGCCTGCGGATGAAGCCGCGGGGGGTGATGCGGACGAGGAGGCGCCAGAGGAGATTTTCCAGTGGCAGCGGGCGCTGATTCGCAAGAATGGCAAGGTGCTGCCGTGCCTGGCGAATGCGGAGCTGGTGCTGGATCGCATGCCGCTGTGGGATGGGGTGATCGGCTATGACGAGTTCGCAGAGCGCACGGTGTACCGAAAACGGTTGCCGTTTGACGGAGAGGCCAGCGTGCCGGGTGAGTGGTCTGATCACCTGGATGTGATGGCGGCGATCTGGATGCAGCGCACGTTTCGCGTGGAGTTTTCTCCGACAGTGGTGGGTCAGGCAGTCGAGGCCTGCGCACGCAAGCATCGTTTTCATCCGGTTCGGGAGGCGCTGCGGGCTTTGGCGCCGTGGGATGGCACTCGCCGTTTGCCGTTCTGGGTGTCGGATTATCTTGGTGTGGAGCCGACTGAATATACCGCCCTGGTCGGGAAGTTCTTTGTGCGCGGGATGATCCGGCGGGTGATGCATCAGGGGCCCGAAGGCTACAAGTTCGACTACTGCCCGGTGCTGGAAGGGCCGCAGGGATTGGGGAAGTCTGAGGTGTGCCGCATCCTGGCCTGGAACTGGTTTTGCGATACGGACCTGGATTTGTCGAACAAGGATTCGCTGCTGGCCCTGCCGGGTCACTGGGTCTATGAGATCCCGGAGCTGGGCGGGTTGATGAAGGCTGAGGAGCGAAAGCAGAAGTCGTTTCTGTCTCGACAGTCGGATGAGTTTCGGCCGCCGTATGGGAAGCGCCTGATGAAGGTGCCGCGGCAAAACGTGTTCATCGGCACGACCAACGAGGAGGAGTATCTGAAGGATCCAACCGGCGGCCGGAGATTCTGGCCGTTGCGCTGCGGGGATCAGTTCAACCTCGAAGGACTGCGGGGCGCGCGCGAGCAGTTGTTCGCGGAGGCGATGGCGGATTTAGAGGCCAACGAACGCTGCTGGCCGGATCGCGAGGAGCAGAAGCGGCTGTTTGATCCGGAACAGGCGAAGCGGGGGATGCAGGAGCCGCTGGACGATCTGCTGCTCGATTGGGTGAAGGGCCGGACGACGCCGTTTTCGATGGCTGATGCGGCCGTCGATGCGCTGAAACTGAGCGCGGATAAGCTGACACCGGCGATCACAACGCGCCTGGGTCTGGCGCTCAAGCGGCTGGGCTGTACGCGCGAGGAGGATCGCCTGGCGGCTGATCCGTCACGTCGTCGGCTGTATGTGACTCCGGGAATGGCGCGGTTGAATCCGTTTGGTGGCGTCGTCAGGGCGAAAGAGGGCAGTGATGAGCCGTTTTAGCGGTGTTTTGGGTGATGCTTCCCAACCTCTTCCCAACCTTTCGCCGAGGTTGGGAAGTTTTAGCCTTTGTTTTTATTGGGGTTTCCCAACCTTCCCAACCTTCCCAACCTTTTTACCGCACGCGTACACGTACACACACGCGCGCGTGTGTGTACGAGATGTAATAAAAGGTTGGGAAGGTTGGGAAGGTTGGGAAGCAGCCGAAGAATCAAGCAGTTAGAGTTCCCAACCTCGGCGAAAGGTTGGGAAGAGGTTGGGAAGAACAGGCGATATGACCCTCGGCGGTGCGCAAAGGAGCGGATAAATGGCGGTGCATGAACAGTTGGTGGCGAAGATGCGGGCGGATTGGTCGGTTGTTGCCCAGTTTCGCCGGGATTCCGGCGATTGGACCGAGAGCGAGGAGGCGGACATCCTAGCAGCGATCAAGGCGGCGATCGATGCGGGCGACCGCAACGCCATTGCCTGCTGGTCACGCTGGCTGGCCGATCTGTCGGCCTGGGTGACGGCGTGGAATCTGATCTGCCGGGGATCGGAAGCGGCGATGCGGGCGGAAGCCAGGAAACATCGCGAGCAGTCCAACCAGGTGAAAGACAGACCATGATCGAGGTCCGTGTCCTCGGCATGGATGCGGTGCAGGATCGCCTGCGCCGGGTGGCGTCTGATCTGCGGCCGAAAGTGCTGGGACCGGCGATCAACAAGGTCGCCGAGAAGGCGCGCGCCGAGATCAACCGCGCCATCCCGCAGGAGTTCGCCGTGAAGGCGTCCGAAGTGCGCAACGCAGTGAGCCTGCGCAAGGCGCGGTCGGGAGACATCGAAGCGAGGATCACCGTGTTTGGCTCGACCAGTCGCCGCGGCCGATCGATGAACCTGATTCACTTCCTGGCCGCAGTCCAGCAGGCAGGCAAGGCGATCAAGAAGCGCGGCGTCAAAGCGTCGAAGGCCGATCTGTCCGCGCTCAACAGACAACTGGGGTTTCTGATCAAGCGCGGCGGCGGGTTGAAGAAGATCGATGGCGCGTTCGTTGGCAACCAGGGCCGCACCATCTTCCGACGCATCGGCAAAGCCCGCCTGCCCATCGAGCCCCTGCAAGTCATCGGTTTCTCCCAGATGTTCTCCTCTCGCCGCATCAGTGAGCGAGTGCTGGCCAAGATCAAGGCCGATCTGTTGATCGAAGTCGAGCGATCCATCACCCGCCTCCTGTCCAGGTCCGCTCCATGACCACAACAATCCACGGGTCCTCCCGCACCCCCTCCCAACGCGGAGGCGAACCGA